TGGGGCCGGATTATTCCTACTTCGAGCAGTACCTTTGCGATGCCAGGGCAGATCAGAGGAATTACAGGCCACCACCTTCAGCCAAACAAACCGTTCTCGCGCAGGCCAATAGACCGGAGCAGAATGGGCAGGGGTCCGAGGTTAAGCGAGTGGATCAGATTGCGCAGGATTTAAGCGCGGACTACGATGCCTTACGCAAGGCTGCGGGATTGTAGGATTTATGAAAACCAAGAAACCAAAACGAACCACTAAAGCCGCCGAGATTCGGCGATTGATTGCTGACTACATCGCCAGCGAGGGTTGCGAATGCTGCCGTGACTCGTACACGCACAGCGTAGCCGAGGAAGGGCTTGCCAAGCTCCTAAAGGTGCCAAGGTACAAGGACGGCTCAGGCTGGGACTGGAACAAATACAGGAGTCCAAAAGGGCTGAGAGTCAAATGACCCCTCATCAGCGATGAAAAGAGAAGATTTATGAAACCAAATAAACGAACCATTGAGCGGTATTACGCGATCAGAATTGGAACACCGGGAAAGCACTGGCCGTATTTCAAGACTGGGCCGGACAATGAAACTCCGCACCTGTTCGGTAGTCGTGAAGCGGCTGAACGGGAGTGCCCAAAGCAACCAGATACGCAGGTTGTGGTGGTCCGCGTCTGTAACCCATGAAAGCGAAAACGGAAGTGCTTTGCGCGGAGCCGTTGGTGGTCAGGGTTCCTTATGCAAGGACTAGAATTCCAAGGAAGGAAAAGAAGTCCCTGCGCCGTATGATGCGCCGCGCTCTGCGATTACCAGAGCCAACAGACAGGGTGGATGCGTGGTTTGCATGAAAGATAAAGCTGAAACCAATGAGCAGATTAGCTGCCCATTTTGTGGCGAGCAGGGCTTTGACCTTCTGGGTTTCAAGACCCACCTGCTGGCGTTCTGCGTAAAGTTTGATGAATTAGGAAGCGATTAACCCCCCTAGCGATGGCGGGAAGATTTTATGAGTGAACGACAAGCAAGAATACAGGAACTAAAGGCGCTAATTGCGGAGCGGGAATCCGCTTTGTGGCCGTTGCGGGAGGAACTTCAAAAGCTTCAGGTGGCTGAGGAAATCGACGCTGCACCGTTTAAGCCCGGTGATACCATTGAGTGGGTCGCGGGTAGCCATGGCACACGGCGCGGGAGCATTGTTCACGCGAAACGCTGGTGCGGTGGCGAAAAGTTTGAGTATTGGGTTGAGCCTATTCTGAAAAACGGAACGGTTGGCAAGCGAGTCTGGATTCAACCTTGGCACAACCCCCGCCGCACAGAACCCAAATAAGCGATTATGAGTTACCAACGTAAGCAATTCGGAGAGGGACCAGCAGTCATGGTGGAAGTGATCGACGCTGACGGCATTCGCGACGACAAAAGCTATGTCCGCATAAATTGGAGTTGCGTCGGCGCTATTTCAGTGGAACGTGCGGACGAGTTCCACGACCACCTTGGCGCTGCGCTGAGGTATGCCAAGCGGCAAATGGCCCGCCAGCAACGGAAGGAAGCAAAAACAAAATGAACACTGACCTAGCCCGCCGTATCGCGGGAGCATTAGCCGTCCGTGGATACCTTGGAGCCGATAACTTTGCCGACGCAGAGTTCATCATCGCCAAGCACCTAGAGCCGTTGGTGAAGGAGAACCAGGAGCTTAGGGAGGCGCTGGAAGCCCTTGAGGACGTGTCGCATGTGGAAGGGTTCACCTACGACGCCATAATGAAAGCGAGAGCAGCCCTAGCGCACGGGAAAGCGGGTTAGAGCTTTCTTTCGCCCCTTCGGTTCAGGGATTGGCGTGTCTGACCATTCACCACCCATTTCTGAGACGCGGCAAAAGCTACCGGAGTCATTGCACCAGTATTCAATGTAGGCTATCCCGGCCATCTCAACATGAATAGGTCGCGGGGCGGCTTTACGGTTAAAACGCCACCACCAATAGCCAGCGCAATCAGGCAGGTCTTTAGTCCATTTCATTCTTTCCCCCTAGCGTGGCGCAGCGCGGGTTTTCCGTTGATGCGCCGAACAAGGCACGACGTGCAGACCGAACGGCCTTTAACGATGGTGCTCTGCGTAGCCATTCGGCCAACGTCCTGATTCGCAATCCTCACACTGCACCGCCGTTTTCTTCTCGTTGGTGTTCATGGCTTGGGCTTTCATAGATACTCGCCGGAAATGGCGATCCCTGTCGCAATGGACTCATTCCAGCACTTCTGGCAGGCTGGTAGCCGTTGGGTTTTCCCGTTCTGCTTTACGAGCAATGAAACAATGGCTTTGTTTTTGCATTGTGTCCACGTGGAAGGCCCAAGGGTAAAGGCACCGCCAAGCCGCCTGTAGCCCTCGCATCGTATCTGTTTCTGTTTGGTTTTAGTTTTCATTCCATCACCTTTCTTGCGCGAGCGCAGCGCGGAGTGACTGAACATGGCATAGAATCTTGTCCGACTCGCGCCTGTCGCCTTCGACACGTTCCGCAAATGTTTCAAGAGCCTCGCGTAGGGCGGCGTAGTCGGAATACTTGATCCATTCGCCGTCCCCGTACTCAACCATTTCAGGGTCGCCAAGCAAGGCGGGGTCTTCAGCAAGTGTATAACGCACCGGGCTCAGGGTTCATTGCTGCGCTCCTTTCTGGGCGGCAAACAGCTTGGCTTTAGCCATTGCCTTCTTTCGGCTCTCGGGATCAGCGACAACAAACCGGAATTGCTTCATGGTGTCGTAGCCGCGAAGTTGAATTGTTCCGGTCCTGTTTAACCCCTTGCCAGCCTTGCCCCCACTGGTAGGAATGTGAATCGACCAGCCGTTGATCTGTCCAATTTTCATAGAATCTTAGTTTCTTTGCCCCGGCAGCGAACCACCGGGGCGTTTGGGTTATTAAATCTCAATGCTGTTCCTGTCCGCCAGCTTTCTAGCTGTTTCCTCGAAACCGAACCATGCGAGCAGGTTGCGGTTAGAGTCTTCCTGCGCGAGTGGGTCCGTGTCTTCCCATTTGTCGCCGAATAGACCCTTCGGGCCATCGCAGCCGATGCTTTCCATCATTTCCTTGAGCAGTTCGGAAATCTCACGCCGATGGGTCTGGAAGAATTTAACCGCATCCCGCGTGTAGATCAGGTGACTGACCATGCCCGACTGGCAACCGCCGTAGAACAGGTCTTTCAGGACACCTTCCGCGCCACTCTCGTAATCAGTTGCCCGCCCGTTCACCCATGCTTGAACATGGCGTTCTAATCGTGTTTCCGCGCCTTTTAGTTTCGTCTTAGTCATTTTGTTTCGCGCTAGACTTTAACGTCCTAGCTCTGGACGGTTTCAACCTGCCACCATTAGCAGATCGAAGCCAACGCAGGGAAGCCCGTAAGGCCCGCTCCCCCGCGCTGGGTTCGAGCGGCTAATCTTCAACTTTCTTAAGCGCCTCGATTGCCCTTATTTCCGCCTGAGTGAATTGCTGCCGCTCTGCCTCTGTGTAGCTGGAATGGCACTGGTAGCCAACTAAACCCTTAAGCGCCTCGTAAAGCTCTGGCGCGGCTGCTATCAGCTTCGCGTTAGCAACAGCCCCCGCGTTCTCGGGCAGGGAAAATGTTGGCAAGCCCCAAGGCTTCTCAGACGTGACAAGGCCCAGGTAGACCGTTGCTACAGATTCAGACTCGCCAGCATTTATGCTGATTCCACCGTGCCCATTCTGACCGCCCATCCGCCACGGTCCCGGCGTAAACTTCGTCTCGTTCGCTTTTGTCGTATTCATGGTTCCTTTCGCACCCCCACCGTAGCAGGGGTGCTGTTGGGTTAGTGTCGTACCGCCATTCTGTTCTCCCGCGTCTGGGTCGCTGCTAAATAAGCCTCTATTACGGCGTCCCGTTCGGCTCGCCATTGTTCCACCCGTTGCAGGGTGTATCCCGGTAGCCTGAAACGCGCTTCTATCGCGTCAACAAGCGCCCAATGATCCGCCCCGGCCATAATATCCCGGCCAAGCATTTCCAGATACGCAATGACGGCAGAGCGCAACGAGCATTTAGCCCTACCGCGTATCTCATCCAAAGAAGGGACGAACGCGCTCACGATTGCACCCCCGTGGCTTTCTGAATTATGTCCTGAGTGTGTAGCAGCAGGTCTTTCCAATCAATCGCCCCATGTGCGCAATGCTCGGGGTCCAATTGCGCCCGCATCGCCTCTGCCAGTATGCCCAATTGCTTCAGCATGGCCGGTGATTGCGCGATTAGCTGGGCGTCTGCCGGATCACATGAATTGCAAACAACATGTTCGCGCCTATCCTGACCAGCATAAACGGAGACCATGTTCAGGGGAGTCTTGCCAGATAGATAGGCGTCATTCGCCACCACGTGCCACGGCCCCGCAGTATGTTTCGTTGTCATGTTATCGCCTTGTTGGGGGGTTAATCCATGTTCTCGGGGTCTGCCACGTCCAGCCCTACACGTATGCGGTTCATCGCATCCCGGTAGGCATCTTGCGCGCTCTGACCTTGCGGCCATTCCACCTTTAGCGACCTACACCCGCCATCCTTCCATTGCTTGCCGTTGGGTGCTATTATTTGCAGGACATTCCATCGCCCCGCGCTATCGTCCTCAACCTTAGCGCCAACAGCTTGCGCTGCCGATCTAAGCTCCCGAAGTGTTATTGCTTTCATCGTCAACATTTAAGAAGGTGCCCCCTAAACGGCTGTTGACGATGAGACCAGCCGAAAGGCCAGAAGCATCACCGCTAGGGAGCATTAAGTGTTTATCGTTCGCACTCATCGTCAACGCCACCATTCAATCACACCACGCACCAACTGTCTACAACTTTTTTTCACCACCTCACCTAACCCGTTGCAGATCAGGGAATTATTCTTACAAAAATAAATGAAGATGCGCCAAAGAAATACCCGGCTAGCAGGTGATAATTGCTTGTCTAGGGCAAACCTGTTAGCCGGGCCAAGGGGTCTCCGGTCAGGCTTCTCACTTATCACACTCACCCACCCCTTGGCAACTGCATTCAACTTTAGACTTGCAACCCACCACAATTAGCCCCATCGTGAGCAACAGAATGGCCACAGAGACGCCAGAAGCCATCCCCGCTCTACCAACTACCCACCGGCAACACAACGCGTCCCTATGCCCACCTGAGAAGCGTAAAGCCATCCTGGAACATCTCAAGTCAGGCACCGGCATTCTAGCTACCGCCAGCATCACAAACTCATCCCCAAATACCGTCCAAGCCGTACGCGATCAGTCATCGGAATGGCGACAAGAGCAATCAGCTACCCTCAAGCGATTCACTCGCATGCTCACCCACTCCATGGTGAACATGTCACAAGAAGAACTGGCAGCTATCCCACTCCAACAGCGATCCATCAGCCTCGGAGTGGTAATAGACAAAATTCAGATGCTCGATGGCGAGCCTACCCAGATCATTGAACACAAGCATTCCCTTGACCTCACAAGCCTCAAATCCTCTCTCGGTGTCACTGATGAAATCGTTGTCACTCCGTTAGAGTCGAGCCTTGATAATCAGGCACTTACGGAGCCAAATAACTTACAATTACCTCAGTAGGTAGGTAATAACTTCCAGCACCCTCGTTTCACCCGCGTAAACATTGGGGATTATGCATGCGTTACGCACAATGTACAAAAGATTTAATTGGAGCCGGGGGAGGGGGTTCGAGATTTGCTAGCCCCTTGATTTCCTTGACCTGTAATCCTTCCCAAATTTTTCCTGCAAAGTCGATTAACGTTAGTGGCTGTGGGAGAGGTGGTTAAGTGGGTTATTCTTGGGTGGGTTGGTTATTCAAAGACACAATACCCCCTTAATAGGGGTAGGCGGCTCTTTTGAGCCGTGAGCGCCAAGGCATCTATGCCGCAGAAGGCGGTTAATCCTTCCTGAACCGGGCGCTCAGAGGTACCAGCGTCTTATCATGACAGGCATAAGCCCCTGCGGGGGATTTCTCCGTGTAGCGGGTGTCGGGTAGGACTACGCGCTGTGGATCAGCCGAATCGAGTCGGACGCGCTCTGCAACCTGCTTTCCCGGCGAGACTGAGTGCTTCTTACCATAGGGGCCGGTTTCGTTGTTTGCTGGCCTGCTGCTCGGCAGGCACGGTGCAGGAGCTATGTCATTTATGCTGGCGGAACGGGCTGCTTTTTGAGCAGCCTTCAAAGCTTTTGCTGACTTCTTGTTAACGGGGATCAGCGCCCCGCGCTTTAGCTTGAAGCGAACTAAATCGCGGCAGGTGTTCAGGTGTCGACGGTGCTGGCTCCACTCTTTCCGTAGGTTGGGAGGCGTCGACAGGCGTTTATGCAGGAAATGCTCAAGTTTTCGCTGTAACCCGCCCATAACCTTGTTGACGCATGGAACCTCAAAAAACGCTATTCCACGCTGTCTAATCAGGTGTTTCTTGCGTTTATCGCGGTCAACCTGGGCCTTGAACTTGTCGACCGTGTTCTGTAGGTCTGGAACAAACAGGTAATGCTGGTGGCCTTGAACTTCAATCGCTATCTTCAGGTCGGGCAGGAATATGTCGATTTCCATGCCGAACAGCCACTCAGGGCGGTAGTTGGTCCAGATTCTTTCCTGCGGAAACCATGCCCTACAAGCTTGCTCAATGATGCCCTGTAGCTTGCTCATCTAACCTTCGGATCGTCGGGGTGGCTCATTCAAACAACCCTCTAGTGCTCGGGTAATTGCAGTGGGCTTCGGCCAGCTTGATTAGCTGCTCGTAAATCTTGATAAAGCCCTGTAAATTGGGGTGGAACAGGTAGCTGCTGTGTTCGACATGGCGAACCCCATCGTAGTAGGCACTAACGTCCATGACCTTCTCCCCTTCGGTACCATCCTCATCAAACGGTGAATCGGTGGTTCCGAAGCAGGATAGGGCTATCCAGACGTGGGCCTCAAAGCCGAGTTTTGAGCCATCTTCGTCTACGTTGGGCTTGTAGAAGATTCTGCACCACTCGAAGGCATCTACATGCTGCCAACCGGCGTAATCTTCGCGCTTAAATAGCTCACGGTCGTGGCTCATGTTTCGCTGGTAAACTCGCACTCAAAGACCGTTTCCATGTCGTAAACGCGGCCTTCTTCTATGTCTTTGAGGCTATTGACGAACCAGACCGGGGTGCCAGAAGTGTAGGCAGTGCAAGTGGGCCAAGTATGCCCTGGGCGAACATTGATAAATCCGGCGAAGCGACGATTCACCGCCTCATACACCGGGCTTTCTTGGACCTTCTTCCCCAACACCGCCACAACCGGCGCTAAAAACAGGATTTTGATGAAGGATGCGCGGGTCATTCTGGTGGCCTTTCTATTGGGCCTGCCCATTTACCACGGCAATCAGCTACTTCGACGCAGGCTCCGCACCAAGGAAGGGTGATATACAGGCCTTCATCTGGCTCCATGGAACCAGCCTCGACTACCGAATCGACTGCCCCCATGTAGTCGGCTTTCCCTGAAAACCAGTAGAAACCGGGTTCGGTTGGCGATTTGTCGGTCCAGCGCGGGCCATCTGCATTCCGTTTCGCTTCCTCAATCGCCGCCACAGCGCGTCGTTCTTCTGCGTTCTTAAGGGTTTCCATAGCGCTTTTGCGTGCCTCGCCAAGGCTGTTGACTCTGTTCGAGGCGGGCGTGCCAGCTTTCGGGCTTTGGGAACCCGAACCGCCCCGAACGGAATCAACTGTTGAGCTGGCGCTCATCACGGAAACCACAATAGCAAGTGGTGGTTGGCTTGTCAAATCGCTCCCATGGTGGGTGTTTCGCAAAATTAATGTTGCAAAGTAGTTTTTCTTATGAGACTGTCGGCTTCAGCCAATGCAAAAGGCTGATTTTTGTTTTCTTGAGCATCACCTACCTGAACGGATTGGGCTGTCCCCGGATGAGATTCGCAAGCGGCGCAATGAGTTGCTGAAGAAGGGGGAGGATTGGGATCGGGTGGGGCGCTGGATTAAATACAGCGAGGGTGGGGTGCGGAAGCTAAAGGGCCAGGTTGGGGTGGCTGAGATTAAGCCGGAGCCGCCGAAAGCGCAGTGGGTGGATGCTGAGGTAACAAGGTGCAATTTCCCGAATCACCGGATTATCGAGGTGAGGCAGTTCGAGACTGGAAAGCTTTGGAGCGTGCGCATCCATCCTGAGTGGCGGGATCGGTACAGGCCGAAGATGAAGATTCAGATTTTGGCGAATGGCGAGCGTGTCGCCACGACCAAGAGGCCACGGGAAAGGTATAAGTTTTGACCGTTGACCTGCATAGCTGGGATACCCTCGAAGAACTCGCTAAACGCGAGAAATTCAGCGTGCGCCGGAAATGGGGCATTCGGCGCGTAGAATATCATCGGACTGGTCGTATGGCTGACTGCATGGCGCTCATGGCCGAGTGCTGGCCTGAATCAGTTCTGGACGCCAAGGTTCGCCTTGTCCGCGATCACGTTCGCCCATGTGTATGAGTTGCCATCATCCTAAAGTTTGCCTGCATACTGACTGGGACACAATAGACGTGCTAGAACGCGAGGTTAAGAGCGGGGAAATAACTATTAGTGGCCCCAAGTGGGAGTATTGCGGGCGGGTAATCAAATTCCATGTCCATTTTAAAAGGTTGCCATCCGACGTGGCGCGTCGCGTAGTGGTCGTTTGGAACGAGCCGGGAAAGACTGATCAAAAGGCGGCACAGAGCGTAATCAGTGCATGCCGCCGATTAGTTAGGAATCACGTTCGCCCCTGCGTATGACCCTCTCCCGCACACGCCTGAACCCGAAAGCGCAGCGTATCTGTGAATTGCTGGTGACGCTGGGGTTGCCGCGCAAGGAGGTTTACCGGCAGTGCAATCGGAATGATGAGAGTAAGGGGGCGTTCTGGCAGCGGGAAGCGCCTCGGTTGGATTTGTGGCTTGAGCGGGCGCATACGGCGTATCGGCAGCGCATGATTAACCTGCACCCGGACAGGGGCGGTAGCGTGAAGGATGCGGCGTTGTTGAACACGGTCTGGGGCCGGGTTCGGTATTTGTTTCGCAAGCATGGGGTGACTTTATGAGGAAATACTTCTGCGATAAATGCGGCTCCGGAGATGACGTTGACGGGATTGTGGTTGGTGCGATTCGGTGTGGTTCTGGCGATGCCATTCAAGAGGTGGACTTGTGCAAGGCGTGCCGTTTTCAACTCAGAACTGCAATGCTGGATGTGCTCGGCAATGACTACGCTAGAACATTGCTGCACTGCCACGAGAGGGAAGAACTGTTTAAGCTATGAACTTCTCCAAACGATTTTCAGCGAAGCTGGCGAAGCGCAAGGAGCACATGGCGCGGTATGCCGGGCTGAGGTCGTTTGCGACGGCGAAGTATTACCGCAGGCTGTTTAAGGGAAAGTTGGCGCTGTGATTTTTATGAAATCCATCAAACTCAAAGATCGTGTCCGCAGAAATGAGGACCGTGGAACAGTGTCCGCGTTTTCACACCTATCAACGCTCAAGGTTCTTGTGAATTGGGATCGGGGCGATGCTACGTGGGTCTTGAAATCAAGCCTGCGCCCGGAGTAAGTGACCGCCACCCTCGAAGCTCCACCAGTAGAAGCGCCTAAACCGCGCTTTCAACTGTCGTTTGGTGGGACGAGCATTCAGGTCACGGGCGATGATTTGGAGCGGTCGCGCAAGTGGTGCAAGGAGAACGTAAAGGCTTGCCCGGTAATTCCGCCGTATCTCGCTGGCGATCCTGACGCGAAGCTGTTCTTTCCGCCTAAGCCGGAAAAGCTGTTGTTCTGGACGAGCACGGGCAAGGAGAAGGCTGCTGAGGAAGTTGTAAATAGCTGGAATAAAGCGGTAACGCTGATGGAGCAAGACCCGCTGCGTTACGGGCATCGGCCTTCATGCTGGTCAGACGCGGACAAGTGCATCAGTGAGTCTTTGCTTACCTGTATATTCGGTGGAGGCGGGAGTTCAAAAACCAGATTTGCAGCAGAGCTTGGTGTTCGGACCATGCTGAAGAAGCCGGGGGCTAAGGTGCTCTGGCTGCATGAGGCGCAGCAGCCATCCATCGACATTCAGCAGGCTTACGTTTACGACATGTTGCCGCCTGAATGGAAGCGGCTGAAGTATCGCAAGTCGGACAGGATCACGAAGATTAACTGGACGAAAGCCGGTGGCTTCATGGCTGGGGCGCATCACAAGTTCGTCCTGCCCAATGGGAGCATGGGCCTGTTCGGGTTCTACAACCAGGACATTAAGGTTTGCGAAGGGTACGGCTGGGACTTGGTTCTGGCTGACGAAGATTTGCCGCTAGGCTGGCTCAAGACGCTGCTGTATCGCCTTCCTCGGCAGAATGGCAAAATGGTTTGGACCTTTACGCCGATTCGCGGCATTACCCCGGCGATCAAAGAGGTTGTGGACGGTGCTACGGTAATTGAAACGCGAAAAGCGGAATTACTAGACCAGCACAGGGTCCATGTTCCGGGGTGCCCAAAGGGTCACATGCCATACCTCCAAAAAGGCATATTCTGCGACGGTGGTTCGCAAATAATTTACTTTTTCACGGAAATGAACCCGTGGTCCGGGTACGAGCAACAGAAGAAGGTTGCTGCGCGTGCCACCACGGAAGAAAAGGAACGCCGGTTTTATGGGTGGTCGCGGCAACTGGTTGGCAAACGGTTCCCGAAGTTTGGTGGGTGGAACATCGTCAAGGAAATCCCCAAGGATGTGACGCGCTACGTGGTGATGGACCCCGGCCCTGGCAGGAATGCGTTCATCATCTGGGTTGCGGTGGATCGTTACCGTCGCCACTGGATTTATCGGGAATGGCCCGATGTAGAGACTTATGGCGAATGGGCGGTAACGAGCGAGACAAAGAACAAATGGGATGGCGACATGGGGCCAGCACAGAAGCCACTGGGCAAAGGCGTGAAGGGTTACAAGGAAATCATGCTGAATGCCGAGGGGAACACATGGACCGGAACCCACTGGCAGACCGGGCCGACTACGGAGACGATTTTCATTCGTTACGGCGATCCGCGAGCGATGGCAGACCCGTCCGGGGTTGAGGAAGGGCAGGAGGGCAGCAACATGTTTAGCCGATTCGTGGAGGAACAGAAGGATGAAAAGGGGAATGTGATCGGGCCATCCATGGATTTTCTGCCAGCACCCGGCTACCACATCGAGCGCGGGGTGGAAATGATAAATGATTTACTGGACAAGTATAACCCGGATGAACCGCCAACGGCGATGCTGAACGAGCCGGGGTTGTTCGTGCATGAACGATGCAAGAATGTGATTTGGGCCATGAACAACTGGACGGGAATAGACGGCGAGAAAGGCGCGTCAAAAGACCCGGTGGACACGGTGCGTTACATGGCTACGGCGGATTTACAGTTTCACGATCCTAAAATGCAAGTGAGTTATGGTGGGGGAAGCTATTAGCACCGAACATGGGTTCAGTTGGAGGCGTGTCATTAAGAGGTTGCCGGGAGAACTGTTATCGGCGCTTTGGTACATAATCATGTGGGAGATTGTTCAGGCATGCCTAAGTTAAACGAAAAGCCAGTTGGAATGTCGCGAGAGGACGCGCTGAAGCTGCCGCCATTAATTCATCGTAAAGTGTGGCTCAGTGTTACTGGAATCCCGGTTCACGCCTTTCGCCTCATGGTTGAGGACGGGGACATTCGAACTTTAGTTGTCGGCAGGACAAAGAGCCGGTGCATGTACTACCGCGACGATGCGCTGCGGATTGCTGGCTACAAATTGGAGGTAAAAAATGGAAACTGAATCAGAATCACTGGTCTATACCCAGGAACAGCCCGACATAGCGGCGCTGGTCAAAGAATTCAAGGAATGCACGCCCTACGCTTACGGGTGGGATCGAGTGCGCGACAACGAGGACACGCGATTTTGCCGCTGGGACGGGCAATCCACGGACGGCAAGAAACACGATCAGGAAAACAAAGAAGCTTTCCCGTGGGACGGCGCGAGTGATACGCGAGTCAATCTGGTGGACGCGATCATCACCGAGCACGTCGCGTTGCAGGTGGGCGCATTCCATCGCTCCGTCGCATTGCTCAAGGGTATGGAGCCGAAGGACGAAGAATCAGCCGCCAACGTCAACAAGCTGCTCCAATGGCTCACTAGTGAGAAGATGAACGACGAATTGCTGAACGAGTTCCAGCTTTCGGCGCAGTATCAGGGCACTTACGGCAACTTCATTCTGCACCCAACATGGGAGCGCGAGGTTGAAATGCGGCGTGACCCAATCACGCTCGAAAAGATGGCGCAGATTGCTGCACAGATGCCGGGTTCTCCGCTGGAAATGCTGACGCAACTCATTGCCAATGAGGAAACCGAGGATCAGGCCGTTGCGTTGGTGCAGGAATACGGCCGTCAAATCGCCCAATCCGCCGCCGCCGAGCAGTTGGGCAACGAAAACAGCGATTTATTTGACAATTACGAGGTAAAACCGAAAGCGGCTCGTAAATTCGTGCGCGAATTGCGCGACGGCAAGGTTTCGGCGCTGCCAATACCTTACATTTGCAAGAATCAGCCCTGCATCCGGGCGCTGAAGCTGTGGGAGGACGTGTTTATCCCGCCATACGTGACTGATTTGCAGAAAGCACCGCGTATTTTCGTTCGGGACTACTACACCGAGCAGGAATTACGCGCTGAAGCCGCGCTTGAGGGTTGGGATCAGGAATGGGTGGAGAAGGCCGTGAAGTGCAAAGGCCATGAATCTACGTGGACCGTGAGCAGTGCGACCGAATCGACCGCCGTTTACGTCAATTCGGAATCATCTTTCACATGGACTGACGCCGAAACCAACAAAGACAGGATTGAAGTGGTTTGGGCCTACACCCGCGAGTTGGATGAGGACAACGTAACCACGATTTACTGCACGATTTTCCACCCGGAAATTACCACGGTGGATAACGGCACTGATCCACTGTATGCGAAGCGTGAGCCAGTGGGTTACGCGCACAAGAAAATGCCGTTCATCGCCGGGCCGCGTGAGCGATGGCACCGCAGCATCCTTTCCTCTCGCGGAATTCCTGAAGTGCTCTCGTCGCGCCAGCGGGAAATCAAGGTGCAACGTGATGCGCTGGTGGATTGGACTTCGCTTTCCGTTGCGCCGCCAATCCTGATGCCGAGCACGTCGCCGGGAGCCAAGTTCAGGTTCGGCCCGAATGTCAAAAACCAAGTCATTCCCGGCAGGGAGCCGAAGCAGATGGAACTGCATTCGCCGGGGTCTCCGGTGGCGTTTGAGTTGATGGAACGATTTGAGCGCGAGATTAAAGAGGAAATGGGTGTGCCGCATCCTGACGTTCCGCCCGCCCGCATTCAGGTGAAGCAACAGCAGATCGTCAACAACATCCTGGCACCGTGGACTGAAGCGTTCCAGCAGGCGGTCGTTCTGATTCACCAGTACATGCCTGATTCGGATTATCAGGAAATTACCGGAGCGCCAAAGCCGCAAACGATGGATTTCGAGAAGGATTTCATTCTGTCGTTCGACGTGCGCGAAATGGACGACGAACACCTGCTGAAACGGTACAAGGCGATTGCTGAAGGCATCCTGCCATATGACCGGGAAGGCGTGATTTCTCCAGCCAAGTTTGTTCGTGCCATGTTGCGGGCGGTTGACCCGTCGCTGGCGAAAGAGATTACGCTGGACGGCAACCAAGCCAGCCAGCAGATGGTTGAGCGCGTTCAGGATGATTTCGTCAAGATGCTCGCAGGCATGGAGCCGCGCCTAACGCCCGACGATAACCCAACAGCGATGGCCGAGCTACAGATTGCCCAACAGATAATTGAGGCCAACCCAAAGATGCAGCAGGCCGTTCAGCAGGATCAGGACTTTATGGAAAAAGCCAAGAAGTGGTTTGAGAATCGGCAGTTTAACGTCCAGCAGGCCGAGAACAAGCAGACTGGTAGAATGGGGGTGGCGGCGTGAGCACTGTTACCGCCACTGGCGCGTCTGAAATTGAAATGGGCAGGCGCATAGACGAGCTTGAAAACGAACTCGCCACGTTACGCCGGGTGCTCGACACAAAAAACCATTTCAAGCAGATGTTCGCCCGGTTCAGCTTTGAGAAATACGACCGGCTGGTGAAGGAGAAGCTTCAGGCTGTCTCGGAAACCAACCATGTCTTTGTCGCGGTGCAGGCATTACTGGACAAGTCCATTCTGGCAGATCATATCGCCGCCCGCGACGACACTCAAACCAACGAGCAGATGCGGTCCAACCTTGGGCGTGAGTCTGCCCTTGAGGACTTCCGCAATAATCTTCTGGAAATTTGGGCAGAGGCGAATAAGCCAATTAGGGGTTCATAAGGGTTCATAGAGATTCATCCGGGCAGTAGGCCCGTTTACTTCCCCGCCTGCAAATGGTTCTTCCGTAGGCGAAGGCACTATTTGGGTCCACTGAACCGCCCCAGCCTTCCTCGAAAGCGGGCTGATATGAGAACCAAGTCCGACTTGCAGGCTAAAGCATGGCTAACGATACCGGGACAGTAGAACTCCCGACCGAAACTACGGAAGAAGCCGTCGCGGGCACGCAGGAAGCCATCTACAAACAACTGTTTGGTGATGAGCAGCCGGAAGCTCCGCAGAAGTCCGAGGAAACCGAGCAACAGCCCGAATCTTCCACGGAACAACCACCCCAAGAAACCGAAACAACGTCCGAAACGGAGTCTGAAACTCCGCCCGCTGCTGAAGCTGAGGAAGATGAACCCGAGGTAACGCCAGAGGTTCAGGAAACCATCAACAAGCGCATCGGTAAGGAAGTCGCCAAACGCAAGGCACTAGAGGAACAGCTTGCGGCGTTGGATCAGCAAAAGGCCGAACTGGAAGCCAAGGTCAAGGAATTGGCCGAAGCGAAACCAGAGACGCCTGCCGCTGATGTACCGCCCGGAGCCGACCCGCTACTGCGCGTGCCAGAAATCAAAAAGCTGCACGACCAGGAGCAGGGGGCTAAAGCCGCGTTCCACAAGAGCGCCGAATTGCTCAGGCTATCACGCAAAAGCCCGGAAGCAGTCTTGGCCGAATTGAAGGATAAACACGGGAAAGAGTTCTCTGACATTGAGGACGCCCGCGATTATCTGGAAACGGTTAAGGACAACGCATCCCTCAAGGTGCAGGAGCTTACGGGCCAACGCACGCTTGCCGCACAACGGCATGTGGAGAAGCTGGGCAAGGAGTATGAGAAGCATTACGAGACGGCCTTGAAGGTCGCTCCGTGGCTTCCCGACAAGAACACCAAAGAGGGAAAGATAGCTCAGGAAGTCGTGAAGCGATTTCCGGGGTTACTGGACCCGCTTCAGGTGCCTGACGGCCCAATACTTCTCGCGCAGCTTGTGCTTGGCAAAATGGCGTACGAGGCCAAAGGCGCAGTTCAACCTGCCCCGAAAACGCCGCCGCCAAAATTGCCGACACCCGGCAAGGCTTCCACAACCGCGACCGTGCGCCCCGGTGCGCGACCGGCAACGAATGCGCTAAAGCAGAAGGCGGCAGATACGGGCACGTTTGAGGACATTGATCGGGCCTTGGAGGCAATCCTTTAAATGACATGCAATTATGCCCTCCTTAACAGAACCAAATCAAATCGGAAAGCGCGAGGACTTGGCGGATATCTATTCCATCGTGGATACGAAGTCCACGCCATTTACCACCCGCGTAAACAAATCAAGTAAGCTGACCAACTCAAAGTTTGAGTGGTTGGTGGACGAATACGCCGATCCGGTGAACTCCGGAGTCGTGGACGGTCAGGACGTTTCCACCTACGAGAACCACGCGGAAAACCGCGCTCGCCTTGGCAATTACGCTCAAGAGTGGCGCAGGACCGCGAAGGTTTCCCGGCGCTCCGAGGACATTAGCACTGTTGCTGGTGTGAAATCGGAAATCGCCCTCGCCACCCGCAAGAAGCTGGTGGAAATCAAGCGCGACACTGAAAGCACGTTGCTGGCTGGCAATGACGGCCAAGCCGACACTGGCGCTGCGCCATACCTCACCATCGGCCTTGACCTGTGGATTGACACCACCGGACCCACGGCCCCCGCAAGCGTTCCTGCCGCGTATCGCCCGGCGTCCGCGCAGATCGAGACCACGGCCACGGCGTCACTGACGGAAACACACGTTCAAAACGTGCTGGCGTCCATCTTCGACACCACTGGCATGACCGGCGAATACGTGCTGTTTGCTGGCTCAACCCTTCGTCGCGCCTTTACGGACTTCACGCGCACGGGCGTGTTGGCAAACTCCAACAAGTACCGAGTGTTCAACTTCGACGGCAAATCAAAGACCGTAACTTCGAGCACGACCGTTTTCGAGGGCGACTACGGCACCGTCGAAATTGTGTCCTCCAACTTCATTGGTGGCTCTGCTGCGACTTCGGCTCAGCGTGGATCACGCGGCTACCTGCTGGACATGGACAAAATCCATCTTCGGAGCGAGCAGCGCCCCACCGTGGAGCGGTTCCCCGACCTGGGCGGTGGCCCCCGCGTGCTGGTGTCATACATCGGCGGTCTGCAAGTCGATAACCCAATCGGCCTTGGCAAGTTCAAACCATAACCCCGAAAGGAATTAGCGACTATGCAAATCATACCACTAACGACTGAGGAAAAAGCCGCATCAGGCTTTACTCATAAAATCGTCATCACCTACTCCGACCTGCTCACCGAAACATCGGGCGCAGCGGTGGAGATATTCCCGAAACTCACGGCGTCCAGCCCGACGATTCCGATTGGTTCCCGCGTTCGCGCTTGCGCGTTGCGCGTTGTAACCATTGGTGTTGCGCCGTCCATGACGGACTTGGTTGTGACCATTGGCGATGATGGTTCTGCGAATCGGTTCCTAACTTCCAGCGAAGTTGGTGGAACAACCACGCCAGTTGCGGCGGGCATCTGGTACGAAACCTTCGCTGCTGCGCCGCACATTTACACCGCAGCCAACACGATTGATGCGGTATTCACTGCTACCGGCGCGGCCCTGTCCGCGCTGACGGCTGGTGAGTGGCATGTGTTTCTGGCGGTCACTGACATGGTGGCGCTCGATACCGGAACGCAATCCTCGTTCTAAAAAATGACTGGACGTAACGGCGGGATCGCAAACGAGCCTTGGCTAATTGATGCGTTAGATAAGTTCTTCCGCAATCAGCACATAGCCGAATGCGTTCTCGCTGAAACGCGCCAGCGCAAGGAACACGCCCCTTCGTTGTGCCAAGACCGGCGAGCAATCAATGGTCTTGGCGCTCCTACCATGGAGATTGACGAAACAATCCTTGCCCATTGGCGGGCGCGACTAGGGCACAACCCACTGAAAGATTCGGGGTGGGTGAAGTACATGCAGAAGCATTTTCCTGAAGTGCGCGTTAAATCGAAAGGCACCAAGGAAATCATGGTGGGTTACGGCTCCTTGTCCAGTGGCGCACGGTCCAAGCGATTCACCAAGTCCTACGGCGCATGAACGCAGTCCCGTATTACGAAATCCTGCGCAACGTTGCGGACCTTTGCGGCCTCGACCGGGACAACATCCACACGGATGAGGCGCAGATTATTCAGGCGGCAATCTCGCGCAGGCTCGCAACCATCTGGGAACACCAGCTTTGGCCTGAGCTTATCTATTGCGAGAAACGCGCTTACCGCGCTGATTATTCCGCTTCTGAGACTTTGGCAGCGGCAACCACGTCCGCTGTTACCGAACGATTTTTTCCGCAGACCGGCAAGTGCTACCAGGCATTGCGAGCGATGCCGTTGACCGCGAGCACGATCACGCGCAGTGGCACTACCGCCACAGTGACTACCAGCGCAGATCATCTGTTGAGCACTGGCGACCAGATTACGGTGAGCGGGGCTAACCAGTCGGGCTACAATATCACGGCAACAGTGACCGTGACTGGGGCAACCACGTTCACCTACACCCTTGAATCAGACCCCGGCGCGAATGCGACCGGCACGCTGAAAGTCGGTGTCAACCCGGCCAACGCCGAGGACGAAACGCAGGAGCGTTATTGGGCGGTCTGCGAGGAAAGTTACGGCGCTTCCACGTATTCGCGCTCCACGGCCTATGTGGTTGGCGATCAGGTTTATTATCCGCCCACGGATCGGGAGTACCAGTGCATCACCGCTGCTGCTGCCGGGTTCCTGCCGACCAACACGACTTACTTTGCGCCACTGACGGATTTCGACAGGTATGTTGCGCTCGAACAGACCGGCGAAACGAAGATTGGCGATGTAGTCGGGGTGTACGACAAGTCTCCCATCGTGTGGCGCAACGCCAAAGAATTAGACTACGTGCTGACCCCGGACGGTATTCAAGTCACCAGTGACTCGGATACTGTGTGGGTGGAGTTCAAAGCCAAGGCTCCTGCGCTTGTTGGGGATACGTTCAGCACTTCGGCCACCTACACCGCTAATCTGGATCAGGTTTATTACCGGAGCAGCAGCACACCTTCCAGCTATCCGGGGAACTTTTACGATTGCATTGTGACCACGACCGCAGGGCAAAGCCCGGAAACGACTGCGGCGTCGTGGCGCTTGATTGAAATACCGCGCTTATTCCAGCGATACATCGAACAGGGGGCATACGCCGATTATTTGGTGTCTGAGGGCATGTCGGAAAAGCGCATGGTAGAGGACGCCAAGGCGGAAAAAATCCTGAGCGAATTAGCGTTCAGGGTTGGGGCAACACAAAACCAGATAAGGAGAAGCGTTGTTTTGACGCGATAGAAACTATGGGTGGAACAGTAAGAATTCAAGGAGCAGACAGCGCAGCTAACAGCGGTGCGCTGGCAAAGAGCCTCGTAGTTTCCGCCGTGCCGGGCCGCTTGTTCTCGGTGTCGGTGTGGAACAACTCGGTTTCAGACGTTTACATCCAACTGCACGATGCGGCTTCGCTCCCCAGTAATGGCGCGGTGCCAAAGCTGGTGTTCAAGTGCTCTGCCGATTCAGAGAAGGCGCGAGACTATGTGGATGGCCGCATCTTCGCCACCGGGATCGTTGTGGCCGTTTCCACGACCTCAGCCACACTGACAATCACCACCACCAACGATTGCATCATCGACGCCACCTACCGCGTAAAATGAAGAAGCTGATTTCAATTCTTTGTCTTGTTGCTGTTTCCGCATTCGCGCAGTTCTCGGGTGGTCCTGCGCCACTGAACAATGTGCGGCTGGTGAGCACTGTTGGGCAATTCACGAACACTGTGATTGCGCTGAATGCTGCGTCCATTGACGGCGTGAAACGCACGATCCAGTTGGCTCCCGGCACTTACCCGCTCGGCCAAAGCACCTACCGCCTCCATGTCTCCAACAACATCTGCATTCGCGGTTCAGGGATGGCGCAGACCACCATTACCGGCTCGGGGTCGCCTGACAATCCGATGGTTTGGTTGTTTGATAATTGCGAGATTTACGACCTTCAGCTTTACGCAACAAACAAGAGCGCGAATCCGCAACTTGGCTATAAGGCGGCGTCCGGGCGAGCATCGAGCACCAATGTTACCGTGGGTCGCGTGTGGTTAAAGGGTGACGATGACAACCTTTGGGTTTCAACGGTTAATGGTGCTTACTCGTCCGTCCTTACTGAATTTCAGGCGGCAGACTGGACGCTTTTCGATTGCCTGTTCGATAACCATTTCGATTCGGTTTACATCGAGGCAAATAACTCGGTGGATGCAGACCTTGATGGCGATGGATTCAATGATGAAGCCCCGGCTGTGGTCCGCATCTACAGTAGCCGATTGGTTTCTGCCGGGCCATCTACGGACGCCACCAGTCGGGCGCGAGGGGATGTAACGAACATTCGGATTCTGGGGATGCATGCCCGGTGCGAGGTTTACGGCTCATACCTGCATTCATCTGGCGGCACAAACACAACTACGGCTGCATTTATCAGCCAAGCTGCTGGGCTTTATCCGATACGTGAGTCGTATAAAGGCGGGCTGTACCTGAACAACTGTCAGGTGGACATTGTTGGCACCAACCTTTCCAGTGGTGGCGTTGGGGCTTGTCTGGTGCAGAACACGAATGGGTGGGTTTTCATTAATGCGGTAAATTCCACTTCCAACAACATTGTGGGGAACGGAACGAATTTCTACTCGGCTGACCTGAATCGTGGGTTTGCGGACAGTGTGAGCCTTACTGCGGACAATCAGGCGGTGAATCCCAAGCTCTCGCGCTACATTAAGCTGAGCAGCGATAACGTGACTGCGGCGAACCGCACGTTCACCATTGTTACGGGATACCTGAAGCCCGGCGACGTGATTCTGCTGGAATGGACCGGGACGAATGCCGGGGAGTTGGTGGATGACGCAGCCATGAGCAGCGGCAATGCGCGGCTTGCCAGCACTTGGACCCCGACGCAATACGATACGATCACTCTGGAATTTAACGGGACTGACCTTGTGGAACGCGGGAGAAGCACAAACTGATGTCCCGCATCCTTCCATGGCTTTTTGTTCCGCTGGCGATGGCGGTTTGTTTCTTTGCCATCGTATGCCTGTCGTTCGGCGTGGACCTAAGCATTGAGCGCGATGGGGACAGGGCGATTGTGACGGCGACAAACTTTTACTCGCACTGCCTTCGGTTTGAGTCGAACAGCAACCTCACTGATGACTGGCAGCATTACGCTACGATAACCACCGCGAGAGCGATGCGCCGATGTTTCGTATTTGTGCCGGTAGATGAACCACAACGGGTGTTTTGGCGAGCGCGGGAGTGCGCCGCAAGTGAATGATGAACGAACCCAACCAAGTAACTGGTGGCATTGTAACCGTCCTTGGTTTTGTTGGCGCGGTAACGTTGCATGAAGTGAGCATCGCGGTGGCAATTTTGTCCGGGTTGGTTTCCATCGTCGTTGGTGTGCTGACGATTCGTGTTTTGCTCCGCAAACTCAAACAGAAAGGCAATGAATGAAATCATGGAAAACGACATTGGCGGGCGCGATTGCCGCGCTGGGCGCATTTCTCGCTGAAGCCAACGGCATCCCTGAATGGCTTCAGTTTGTTGGCAAGCTGCTGGCGTACATTGGCACGGCAGGCATCGGCCTGTTTGCCCGCGACAACAACGTGAGTTCTGAAGTCGCAGGCGCGAAGTGATTGGCTGGCTCAAGCCGTTATTCCTGTTCCTGCTTGAAATTGCCCGACTCATCCCGCAAGTGCGAGCGTGGGGCAAGGAGTCTGCGGCGGCTGGCGGTCTGGACGTTAAGCGCCAGCGCAATCGTGATGCTGTTTACGGCGTGCCGGGGTCCAGCGATGGACAACGGAGCGCGGCTGATAGCGCATCCACAATTTCAGGCAGCGCGAACGGCAGCGCCGGAATGGACGCTGGACGCGCTGGACACGATAGCGGGACTGGAAGCTGAACTGGAAAGCAAATGAAAGAGTGGATGGATTACGTGGTTCCCGTCCCCAATAGTTACCACACACATGAAGCGCGGGATTTACCCAGCGCAACCCATCCAGGGCGAACCCTAGAATGCGGCACCGAATAACGCAAGCCTTAGATACGCCAGCGAGTTTCGTTGGCGATAGTGGCTTCATTGGTGTGAATGCCCGCCTTGAGCCGCACGCTTTGCCACCCGGATACGTATCGGACGCGGTGAACTGTCGCTTCCGCAATGGCGTTGTCGAGACCCGCAAGGGTTACGTTAAGCTGCCGTGGCTGAACAAGGCGAACACGACCACAATTACTATTAGCTCTATTACGCGGGCAAGCTCCACAGCTACGGTAACAACTGCCAGCAATCACGGATTGGCGACGAACTCCATCGCCGTTATCTCAGGAGCAACACAGACGGAATACAACGGGGCATTCATCGCGACGGTTACGGGCGCAACAACGTTTACGTACACAGTCACTGGCACGCCAGCTACGCCAGCGACAGGTTCCCCCGTGCTCAAGAAGTTTAACCAGCAACCATGGGGCACAGTGTATGGTGTTGGGCAGTTCAGCGACCCAAACACGGGTGCAGATTACATGCTCATTGCTGCGGATGGAAACGTGTACGCGAGCATTGATAACCGCGAGCCGTTCAGCATAAACCTGCCTGCCGGGGTGACAATCACGACCAACGTAACGTTTGTGCAAGCGTTCGATACAGTGGTGATGTTTCGCGGGGCTGACAGTGCCCCCCTGTCGATGGGTGACATAACTGTTGGATTTGAGGCGATTTCAGAAACGCCAACCACCATTACGCGAAGCGGCACTACCGCCACAGTCACAACTCCCCAAGATCACGGTTTCAGCAGTGGCGATTCCGTCGCGATTTCCGGTTGTGACCAGAGCGAGTATAACGGCAGCAAGACGGTTGCCGTAACCGGCGCACGCGCTTTCACCTATAGCGTAAGCGGTTCGCCTGCCTCGCCAGCGACAGGCGACATTCGAGTGAACAGTGATGGTACCGAGCCAATCCCAAACGCGGAGCGCGGCCTGTTCCTGAACAACCGGCTAGTCATCCCGAATGACGAGGATGAAATTGCCGTCAGCGATTTCAATAGCTACACCAAATATCTGCCGGTTGTTTCCGAGTTGCGGGTGAATACCGGAAGCTCTGATGCACTGGTGGCGCTGTCCAAGTTCAATGACACGACCGTTATTGCGTTCAAGGGGCACTCGGTTTACGCACTCACCAATTTCTATGCGGACCTTGCCGCGCTGCAACTGGATCAAATCACGGACAAGTTCGGCTTGGTGGCTGCGGAGTCGGTAGCGCATTGCGGTTCCGACTTGCTGTTCCTGTCGCAAATGGGCGTGATGAGCCTGCGGCAAACTGAACAGAACAAGATTCAGGGTGTTTCCATTCCGCTGTCAGACCCGATTCAGCCCTTGATCGACAGGATTAACTGGACCTACGCAAGCAGAGCACAAGCCGCCTATTGGGATAACAAATATTACCTGGCAGTTCCGTTGGATGACGCGGAGCTTCTTGGTCCCGAGCGCCTGACCGGAACTCGGTTTCCGCTCAGTCAGACGATTACCATTCCAGTGACTTCAGGCGCAACCTATCGCTTCACGAAAACAGAGAACGAAACCAGCATCACGAATGGCAGCGACACATACACTCGTTCTGTGGATTTTGTTGCATCCGGGTCGTCTGTTACGGTTAACGGAGTGGAGGACGTTCAGGCTCAGGGCAGCTTGCAGCAACTTTATGTCGGGGTGAACAATGCCATCTTTGTTTACGATTTTCTGAACCGAGCGTGGAGCGGGCATGACGAAGCTGACGGGCTTTCGGTGAAAAAGTTCCACGTCCGTAAGTATCAAGGCGTGGACCGCCTGTTTGTTGTGCGGGATGATGGTTGGGTAGTGCTTTACGAGGAAGATTTTCAGGATGTGGTCGCCGCGCCCTATGTGGATGTTACGGTGGCTACCGTGGCCTCAAATGGGGACACCATTCGCGTGAACACGGGGGCGACAATAACGGCTTCCGGCGCTGCAAACGGGGCAACCAACATGCAGGTTGCTGGAACCCTTGCGGGGCAGGTGGACCGGCTTTGGTCCACTAACGGCTATGGCTACTCACCGAGTAGTGCAAGCGGTGTGTGGGAATCCCCAAACACGCTGCCGGTACTGGTTGGCACGACCGGGGTTCGGTTCTACGCCACGAATGGCATCCTACCAGTTGTCTCGGTGACTGGATCGTGGGGCACGGTTTCGGAAACCACCGTGCAGGAGATTGTGTCCAGCGTAACGACTCGTGGCTACACGCCGGATGGCGGCGAGAGCTTAAGCGATTTTGATTGGCTATCCTTGGATGTGCAGACGTGGAAGCCGAATTACTCTGTCGAGCTTCTCGCTGATGGGCCGTACGAAACCAAGACGGTGCATTCCGGCATTACGAAAAGCCGCAGTCGCTACACCATTTTTGGCAGGGCGGACTACGATACGACCAACACCAACCTTGACCACGCCACAGATCATCGGGAGGACTACTCGATTCTGCTTGGAACTGGTTCTAGCCACGCGGCCAGCTTTAAGCTTGGAACATCATCAGTGGATGTTGGTCGGCATCAGGAAACCCGCGAGCAATTCAAGGTGCGCAAGCGTGGCCGCAGCGCACGCGTGAAGATTAACTCAACTCAAGGGCGCTTCCGGCTCATGTCAGTGAAGCTTGAGAACAGGAAGGCCCAGTCAAAGGCAGGAGCTAGAACCTAATGGCACTCGACGCAACAGTAACACCAAGCAAGCAGTTCGCGCAGACGAATGACGACATAACGGTGGCTAAGTTGAATCTGCTGGGCCAACCCACGGTAAGCGTCACCGGCAACCTGAACCAACTTACCAACGTGGCGACTACCGCGCCATCCAACGGCCAACCACTGGTTTACAACAGCGGCACCAGCAAGTGGGGGCCGGGCACGATGAGCGTTTCCTATATCGGCAACGGAAGTCCTGTAACCAGCTTCTTCCTGCGGGGCGATGGCGCATGGGCAGACCCCGGAACAATCACCGTGGCAGACAAACTCTACCAGAACACGAATCTTAACTAATTTATGGCAGCAAACCCAGTATTCACGGCAACGCCTCACGTAGAGGTGACAAACATTTCAACAGCCAACACCAACCGCGATGGTTCCGGCACGATTTCTACCTGTTTTACGGCAGGGGCGAGCGGGTCACGTCTGGACCGTGTGATTGTTCGCGCCACAGGCAACACGACCAACGGCATGATCCGGCTGTATCTCTACGATGGCACCAACTACCGGATATTCCATGAAGTGAGCATTACCGGAACGACTCCCAGCGCCACCGTTGAGGGCGCGAGCGCCACGGTAATCCTTAACAACTTTTTCATTCCCGGCAGTTCCGGGTTCAACCGCGTTGGGGTGAGCACGCACAACGCTGAAACCTTCAACATCACCGTAATGGGCAGCGACCTGTAATGAATGACGGGCTACAAGACCTATCGAAGCCGTCCGCGCTTGCGGGCGACCTGAAAGCGTGGGTGCGGTTTGTTGGCACTTCCGGCGTGATTCAATCTGCATATCGCGTCCGCAAGGTAACGCGAACCGGCGCAGGGCTTTACACCGTGGACTTGGACTACGGCTTTGATGACACGAACTATTTGGTCATCGGAAATGCGGTCCTGAGTGGATCGTCCTACCCGCTGGTTGTGATTGGCACCGGGGCGACAACCACGCAGCGCAACGTGCGCGTGGTCGGGATTACGCTGGCTGGCGCTGTCGCTTTGGTCGATGCGCCTGAAGTGCATCTGGCGTTCTTTGGCAAACCACCTGCAAGTTAATGCTATCGCTAGCCGAAATTGAGCCGCTGAAAAGCCTGAAGGTTGAGGGCATGCTGAATGTGCCACCCGAGCGCATTGAACAGGTGGAGGCGAAGCTGTTGCCCTTGCCGCAAGTGGATTGTCCGCTGGTGCATCATTTCGCGCCGGGAGTTTACATGCGGGAAGTGTTGATGCCGCGAGGAACATTCGTTATCGGCCACCAGCACAAGACCAAGCATTTTAATATCGTGCTCACCGGCAGGGCGGCAGTGATGATGGATGGCAAGCTGCACCACATTATCGCGCCGTGCATCTTTGTTTCTGAACCCGGCGTGCGTAAGGTGCTGTACATCTTTGAGACGATGCGCTGGGCCACGACGCATCCCACGGACCTGACAGAACTGAAGGATTTGGAGGATGCGCTGATTACCAAGAGCGAATCGTTTCAGGCGTTTGAAGATATGAAGAAGCTGAAAGAACTGGTCGAACACAAGGAGGTCGCGTGAGTTGGGTAGCTGTCGGCGTAGGCGCAGCGGGCGTCATTGCGGGCGGGGCCAGCGCTGCCACTGCGCAAGGTCCAACCGTTTACGGCCCGGAAGAAATGACGCGGAAGAATATCGCGGCATGGGGCATTTATGGACCGGGAGTGCTTGGGCTGAACAAGGTTTACAATCCGGCTTACGCAGACCTCGGGAATCAGGTTGCGAGAGACACATTGTTTGGCACTCAAGCGCGAACGGAAAACCGCATCATCCCTGTTTGGAGGGACGGCGAATACACCTTCCACAAGCAGAAGTTCAAAATGCCGGGGCAGGAAGGGTTACTGAGTCTGCACAAGCGGGCTGGCGCTGACATGGCGCAGTTCAACCGCGAGCAGATGTTGACCGACCTCAACACGTTCGCTCCCGCCGCGCTTCAGGCGTACAAGCAGGCGAATCCACTGCTGTCGAATCTGACGCAACGCGCCCAAGATGGCTTGGATCAGGGCGGTGCTCTGGACCCGTCTACGGTGAGGACGCTGACTCAAGCAGCTTTCGGCAACGCGAGCTTGCGCGGCTTCGGGCATTCACCATTGGACGCATACCAAGCCTACTCGAACATGGGCATGGAAGCTGAAGCGAGGAAACGCCAGCGTGAGGGTTTCGCAGCGCAAGTTGCCGGGATGCAACCGGACCCATTTGCGCTAATGGGCCGTCCATCGCTCGCGGCAACGTACGGGCCAGCACTCGGCATGCAAGGCGCAGCATGGGGCAGGCAAACATCCATGCCAGCGATCAACCCATTCGCAGCTAACGGGGTTACGAGCGTGCCGCAGGACAACACGACCAGCAATATGCTTGGAGCGATTTCAGGCGGGTTGTTCAGCATGGCTGGTGGCATGGGCGGCATGGGTGGTGGGCGACAAGCGCCGCCGAACACCGGCTACGGCTACCAGCCTCAAAGCTACGTAAATCCAAGATACTGATATGTCTCACAGCAGCATCGGACCACAGTTAATGGCGCAGGGGATGCACCGTGGCATCGACCGCCTCTTTGAGGGCTTGGAAAAGCGCAAGGAGGAAGAAAAGCTTAAGGCCAAGAAGTTTAAGGCTCTTGTCGCGTACGCTGATGCCAGTGGCCTGTTGTCCAAAGATCAAGCCGAGGTGATGGACGTTGATAGCCTCGACGGGTTCGTGAAGGGCAAGATGGCGAAATCGGAAATGGAGCGCGAGAACGCCAAGGCACAACTTGAGCAGTTTGCAAAGATGCAGAAGATGCAGCAGGACGTTGACCTTGCTGGGTTTGCGAACCAAGCTGGTAACAATCTACAAATGGGTTACGCGCCGAACCTTTCGGACTTTTACGAGAACCCGGAATCTTACGCGCAGCGGCCCGCCCCGGATTATCAGGCCAGCATGACCAATGCGCTGTCCGCGTATCCAATGGCTGCGGCAGATGAACGCTTTGGCAGCGTTAAAAGCATGTTTGAGCAGTTTGCGCCCCCGCCAGCGATGACGCCGGGCGGCTTGGAGAAAGACTTAGACCTATTGAAGCGCATGGGCGTTGGTGACGCTGAGATTAAGAAAATTGCCGTGGACCGCGCCTCTCGCGCTCACCCGTCCGGGCAGGAACGATTCGACCTGAATTACAGCGACCAGTTATTGATGCAGACCGAGCTTGCCGCTGTTGAGGCCATGGCGCAACTCGGCGCGTTCAACAAGAACCCCGGCGAATTACAGAAACGCTTGGATGAAATCGACAAGAAGTTCAAATCCCGTGCCCGTAAGGGTGCAGCCACCGGACCAAAAGAACCGACCGCTAAGGTATTGTCCGTGGAAAAGGTTGCCAGCGATCCGGACGTGGACTACAGCGCGGGCTTTCCGGTGACTCCGAGCGATAGGGTTCGCGTGAAGTCGCCTGACGGCAAGGTTGGGAGCATCCCAAAATCGCAATTAGAGGACGCCAAAAAGAAGGGCTACACGGTAGTCGAATGAGATGCCTGACATCGACTTTATTGAAGAACCGGCCATCGACTTCCAGGAGTTAAGCCCCGCCGCCCTCCCGCCAAAGTCACCAGAAGAATTAGCCGCTCGCCGCTTGGACCTAATGAAGTCCACCGGGGCAAAGCTTGAAGGGCAATCCGGTCCCGGACTCGTTGAGATGGCGACCACGCCGCTAGCGCGTTTAGCCAAACCGGTTTCAAGGCAGCAATTCGCAGACGCAATGGACATACTTGCGCTGGCGGGCGCACAAGCTGAGGGTGTCATCGGTCCAGATGAAGCGAAGGAAGTTGCAGCAGAGCCGTCGCGTAGGCCGAAAGAGTGGGAATCATTTCTTGCAGGTGCGCAGCAAGCAACGTCTGAGGCGGTAAACTTCTTCACGTCGCCACTGGGAGTGGCAACACTTGGAACCGCCGGCGCTCCTGCGGCTATTCAGAAAACTGTTGCTGGCGCGTTCGTGGTGGACATGGCTCGGCAGTATCCGCTCATGCTTCGGGAGCTATCCTCTGGCATTCGGGAACGCGACTCTGAGAAGGTTGGACGCTCACTTACCGGGTTGGGGCTTAACACGGTGTTTATCAAAAAGGGGCTGGAATCGGTGTTTAGCGGCAAGGCGATTGATCCTGCGTTGCCAAAGGCGGAAGAATCGAAACCAGCCGAACCAAAGTCGGTGGAATCCAAGGCCAAAGAGGAAATCGACTTTGAACCAGAACCCGCCCAAGACGCGCTGGCCGGTCCATCGGGGCATCCGTTCCCAACTGAGCTACCGGAGCGTCCGGGTTCTCCGGAAACTCCGGTGCGAGCATCGGAAATTATCAAGGACATGGCCGAGGTCATGGATCGGCCTATCCGCATCGGGCATATCGGCGGCAGTAGCAGTAAGGTTGCTGGCATTTTCAAGTCCCCCGCTGAGGTGGCTCGCATTCGCGTTGCAAACGACATTCCGGTAGCCGCGCACGAAATGGCTCACGGCTTGGAGCGCGTTCATCGCCGGGCGCTTGGCGATGTGAGCCGCAATAGATGGGTTGCCGCTATGCCGCCAGATGTTCGAGCGGAGTTGAAGGGACTGGACTACGACCCAAGCAAGGGGCGCGTTTACGAGGGTTTCGCTGAATTCGTGCGACACTGGCTAACGCTTGGGGATACCACCGCTGTTGCTCCGCGCAGTCATGCATGGTTTGAAAGCACGTTTCTCAGCCACAATCCTGAAGTGCGAGCCGGAATGGAGGGCGTAAGGGCAAAAGTTCAAACCTTCCAGCAACAGGGGGCGGTCAAGCGCGTGGAATCCATGATTGCGTTTGAGGAACCGGCTAAGACCGCAACGCTTGGCGAGCGTGCAACCGAGTTAAAGGAAAAAGGCATCAGGCTTTTCGTGGATGATTTGCGCTCACTGGAACAGGTCGAGCGTGAAATGAGCGGCGGGCAACTGGCGACCGGCACTAGCAGCCCAACCAAGATGGCCCGCACTGTTACGCAAGCGTCTGGTGCGCGAGCGCGGGAGTGGGCTAATCACGGCATGACTGATTTTGCTGGTAACAAGGTCGGCCCCAGCCTGAAGGAGATTTTTGCCCGTGACGGAATCAAAGGCAAAGAAAAGGACGCGATGCTGTTCGCTGTTGCGAATCGCGCTGCGGAGCTTCATGGGCGAGGCATTAACCCCGGCATAGAATTGGCAGACGCCAGATTCACACTGGACAAGCTGCGCACTCCCGAGCGCGAGGCATTCGCCGCCGAAATAAGAGCATGGAACGAGGGCGCTCTTAAATACCTCGCTGATGCTGGCGGAATTTCACCGGACACAGTTACCAGAATCACGGCACTGAATCAGGCATACATCCCGTTTTTCCGTGTGTTCGAGCAGAGCCAAGGTTTAGGTGGCGGTGGCAGGCGAATCGGGGACACACCGAAGCCAGTTAAAAGCATCAAGGGTTCGGGGCGGGAAATCAAGAACCCGATAGAATCCATGATCGAACACGCCAACCAGGTTATCAGCGTGGCTGACAAAACCCGCGTGGCGCGGGCGCTGGTGGACCTCGCAAACAACGGACGCGGGTTCGGCAAGTGGGTTGAAAACATTCCACCAGACAAGGTGCCAACACAGTTTCACATTGACCGAGTGCGGCAGCAGTTGCGAGACGCTGGCGTGGCCGTGCCCGAAGAAGTAGATGCCGTCTTAACTGTGTGGCAGAACGCACCACGCAACCCGAAGGGCGCAAACATTGTGTCATTCGTGCAGAATGGTAAGCCGAGCTATTTCGAGCTTCACCCGGACCTTTACCGTGCGCTTCAAGCTTTAGACTACCAAAAGATTCACCCGTTGCTGGATACACTTTTCGGCAAACCAGCCCGCGCTGTGAGGCTTGGTGCTACAGGTATCCGAGCCGGGTTTACGCTCATCACCAACCCAATTCGGGACTTCGCCACACTGATGTTGCAGACCAAGGGCAACCCGCTTCGCGCTGCATCGCAATGGGGCAAGCACGTTGCAAAGCAGCTTGGATTGAAGGATGGCGAGATTAAGGAAATATGGCGGGCAACAGGTGGCGAAATCGCGCAACCCTTGGGGCTGGATCGGCGCTCGATGCAGACCGCCATTGATGACGTGATGGCAAACTCGGCGCAGCGTGTCGCCTTAAATGTCCTGAAGCATCCCGTCGAAACAATCCGCCGCGTGCTCTCGTTCACTGAAGCGGCTCCGCGTTTAGCAGAGTTTGAAATGACCCTGCGTGAAATGGGTTGGAAACCGGGAACGCCGGTCACGCCAGACATGGCGGTGGAGGCCGCGATTCGGGCCGCAGAAGTTACCGTGAATTTCAAACGCGCCGGGTCATGGGGGCGCATGGTGAACCAAATCACTGCGTTTTTTAACCCTGCCGTTCAGGGCTTCTCGAAGTTCACGCGCTCACACCAGGAGCATCCAATGCGCTCCGTGGCTCGCGGCCTTGGCTTCGTCACGTTCCCCGCCATCGCAAACTGGTGGATGAACAAAGATGATCCAGAATGGAAGCGCCTGCCAGCATGGGTGAAGTATGGCTTCCTGAATTTCAAGATCATGGATGAGTGGGTGCGTATTCCGACTCCGTTCGAGTGGTGGTACGCGTACGGCGCTGTTCCGATTGCCACCATGGAAGCGATTTACGAGAAGCAACCATTGCGGCTAAAGCTCGCATTTCAGCAAATCATTGAGGCTATCGCGCCACCGGTCATTCCATCCGCAGTTCAGCCAGTGCTTGAGGTTGGCGCTAACGAATCGTTCTTTACTGAGCGCCCAATAGTGCCCGAAGCGCAAAAGCGGTTGCTGCCACAGGAGCAGGCGCTACCAAACACATCTGCGACAGCGCGGCAAGTGGCGCAAATCTTGAGCGTTGGCGGCGTAGAGGTTTCGCCAATTCAACTCGAACACTTGCTTAACGGTTGGAGCGGTGGCTTGTGGCGCGACATTATCGCCACCAGCGAACGAATGGCTGGCGTATCACCAGAGCGAGAAAACCTTGAGCCTGCCGACTTCCCGATTGCTGGCCGGTTGTTCATTCGAGACAACGCCTCGGCGGTGATTGACGAATTTTACACCGAGCTTGAGCAGGTGCGCAGCAAGCAGGCCACATGGAAGAAGCTAACCAAAGAGGGATCAGCGCGGGCCGACAAGTACGAACTGACGCCTTCCGAGATTCAGCTATTGTCCAGCGGTAACAAGGTGGAAAACGTTCTAACGCAATTGCGGCAAGCCTATCGGGATGCCAAAACCCGCGAGGAACGACAGGAAATTTTCAATCGAATGGAAGAACTGGCTGGAATGGCGCTAGGAACAGATGAGCGGCCCGCCAACCCAGCGAGCCGCTAGTCCCCCCACTAACGCTGTCGAATTTCCAGTCGGTAATCAGGCGCGTCCTCCCATTGAATCGGCCTGAAGTGTCCACTAGCACCGCTGGCTGGTGTTCGGTCCTTGTATGACGTTATGCCGGTCACTTTGCCGTCATAGAACCAAACGATTCTGAAATCGTGGTAGCCAAATCCTGCGCCAGTCCTGCCGTATTGCCATGCCTCGTTAAGACCTTGGAACTGACGGTCGCCGGGTGGCCCCATTATCGCTCGCACCTGCTCCCTCGTATCGCCGGGATTGATCTGGCTGGTTTTCTTTTCCAAAGAGCCACATCCAAGCAGCAGCAATGGCACGGCGATTGAGAGCATTTTCATAGGATCAAAAAGTCAAGGAATCGCCCGGAGGGTTGGTACCCCATGGATTTGGATAGGGCAAACGAGGTAAATTTTGGACACCAGCCGGGAATTGGGATCGAGTTGGGCATGGAGGCCAAAACGGGAAAGTGAGTCGAGTTATGAAGGCGTACTACTTCTTGGTTCTCAAACGCGGAATTCGGGTGTTTCATTCGTGGACACCATTTGTGCCCGTGAAGCCGCTTCGCGGCGATGACCTCAACTTTCTTCACGTTCTCGCAGAGAGGGCTTTTTGGCTTGCGCCTGACCTTCGCCGGTTTCAGAAAGAACGTGCGGGGGCCGCTCGCGTACGTCCTTTGAAACGATGAATTCCACGTAGGACGTAAAGTTCTTGTGTCCCATGCGTCCGTATCGTTCTTCGGCCTGATTGTATAAATCCAGCGGCAGACTAATGGTTGCGCGTCTGCGCGGCGGTTTCGTCCCCTTGATTGGTGGTTGCTTTTTCAATGTCGGATCAGCATTTGCTGGATTGGCTGCTGACGCGACCGCACGTCGCAGCGGATTAGGTGCTGGACGTACTCTGAGAATTGGAGCAGTCCGTGGTCCCTCATTCTATCGCTTCCCTGCGCATACAACATGGCAGGCATCGAGACGCACTTCTTGATGGCCCGTTCGTAAGACGCTTTTTCTTTCATACGCGGCATACTATTTCATACTCCGTAATCGCAATCAAGCAAAATCCTTAGCAAAAGCGGGTCAAAAAAAATGCATTTCGTCGTTGACTAAAGTATGCTGATTTCATACTTTGTCATACGTTGTATGAAACAGAGCACCAAGAAACACAACAAAACCAAGCAGGAGGCGACCGTTCGTAAGACGATCTCGCTGCCCGCCCCACTGTTTGAGTTGGCCAAGGCAAAAGCCAACGGCGAAAGCCTGAGTCTGTACGTCCGCAACCTGATTCGGAAAAGCTTGGAAGAGGCGGCATGAGGCCGCGCTAGGGTAACGCAAATGGTCTTCAGAACCTTACAGGATTTATTCGCTGGAAAAGACGGGGAGCAGCGATGGTTGCGCGATGGCGCAGAGCGCGGGCGGTTCACCCTTTGCCAAGCGATTCGATTTGTTTACGGAGAGCACCGCGAGGAAAAAATCTTTAGCAAGCTTTACACGGCGATTGCGAAAGCCCACTGCGCACGCGGGCTTAGTCGTGGTTGCTACTACCGGTTTGATAATGACCCAAGAACGACCATCGAGGACATACGGGCGATAGTGAAAGAGGCAAACGTATGACTGCAATCGAATACCCCGACTGGGCCAGATGCAAGACTTGCGCGTGGGCATCCGAGAAAGCCCACTACTGCCGCAAGTGGAAGGGGAAGACATGGCCAAGTCGCGACCTTATGTGCTGGGAGTTGCCGTTCGAGTACCAAGATCAGTGGGACCAGTGGGAACTTGAAAATGAGTTCCGCAAGGCGCTCGGAACGAAAGTCTTCAAAACGCCAGCGCCACTACCAATAGCATGAAACCAACTGAACGCTTAACCGCCAGCGAGCTAATGGAGGCCGCGACCTGCGGGCCTGAAACCCGGAAGTTCCTAAAGTGGTACGAGACTGAGAGGGCGAAGGGCTTGTGTAGTATACGGTTTCTCACTTCCAAAACCGAAGGTGCAACGGTTGAATCATTCTGCGCCGAGGTTAACCGAGCACTGGAAGCGCCAGATTTGCCGGATAACGAATTAGACGGCTACGCAATCCCCGTCCGCGCCATCGAGTCTCACACTGTTGAAGTTCCACAGCACGTCAAGGACGGCATTCGGCGCGGGCTGAAGTATGGGAAGGCTGCGGCCTATAGCAACACACCCACATTCAAGCATCGAGCCGAGGAATTTCTCCGCTCGATTTTCCCGCGCCCGTACCTCGCCAGCGCCATAATGCTCATAGGTTGGGTGGTCGCAACAATCATAGAATACTTATTCTAAGAATCCCCCATGCCAACAACCTGGCCAACTGCTGTCTGCGACCGAACTGGGGTGAATACTCACCATGAATTTTGACGGTATGAACAATCAACAAAATGGAATATGAACTATTACGACTTCAAAAAGGCGCGGGTGCTGATCGAGCAGAATGCCAGCAATCTTGTGCGGGCATCGCTCGGAATGGCGCAAGATTGGTGGTGGACCGCGATCACTGTATGGGAGGGCGGCAAATGGCAGCAGGAGCTTTTCGACGGGGATATTGTTGCGCAGAGCGAGGCGTACAATGCGGAGTTGGTAGACGCGCTCAAGGATAAGACTGGCGGGGAGGAACGCTTGAGTGCGCGTGCGGCTATTGGCGAAAAGTACAAGGGCATCATGATTGCCGGGATTGCTGGTTCTTCGTGGGCGACCCCAAGCCTGATGCTGGAATTCGCGGACGGCACAGAGCGCATGATCGAGTGCTTCATCACTGACGGTAAGGAAGGTAAGCCGACATGCATGCCCGTGCTCGGCGTCATGTCCGGCCCAATGCAGGACCGACTGCCACCATTGGAGAAGCAACCATGAGTCCCTACCTTATCCACCAATCAACTTGTAGCTCCTGCTCTCGCGGGGAGTTGTGCGACGTGGGCTACGGGAAGCTCACGGTGGAATTGATGGAACTGGAATTTGGCGGCGTGGCGGAATCAGACGCAACGTGGCAGTGGGACAACAACGCAAGGTATCCCGAGCGCGGTAACGCGCCTAATGCAACGGGGATGCTGGCAGAGCGCGAGGACTCTAGCGATTCCGGGTCGCAGCCAACCTCAGGCGTTTGCCAAAAGGCAGGAATTCGTCCGGTAGGGCTTGTTGCAACGAAGCCGCCGATCCTGTCCATACCGTCCCATGCAGGTGCAAATCCTGCCGCCGCCATATCAACGAAAGGGCGTGAATGAAATACCGAAAGAAACCAGTGGTGATTGAGGCAATCAAGGTCGCGGATGCGCTGGCCTTTTACGATACAAAGTATGCGGACCTTCCGCAATGGCTTATCGACGCGCACGAAGCGCAGGCCATTAGTTTCCACTGCGATGGGGTTCGCATATCTACACTTGAGGGGCGAATGACTGGCGGTCTTGACGACTGGATCATTCGCGGCGTGAAAGGCGAACTTTATCCCTGCAAGCCGGACATTTTCGAGGCCACTTACGAACCCGCAGAATGAAGCACGGCGAATCAGTGTGCAAAATGTGTGGGTCCACCTACCAACTCCGCAATCGCAAGCTGTGCCCGAATCTGTGCCTGCAATGCGTTTGCTTTCACGCCGAGCAGCAGGAGGAACCACAAGTGCAGGAGCAGGACGAGAAGCAAGGCTGGCTGGATCGGTCAGCGAAGGAATAGCTATGCAACAAATAACACACGCATATCTCGGCAGAAACGCATCAGGGGAAGCCGTCGCCTTCGTCGTTGACCGACCAAGCAACGCTGGCGAGGTCAGGAAAACCGTGCTGGAGCTTTTTGATGATGGCCTAACGGTTGAACGACTGCTTTACGATGATGCGCTACGTGCAATACGGGGCGACGGGAACGCGAAGGAATAGCTATGGATGACGCGAGATTGCAGGAGATTCGGGAGCGGGCAGAGAAGGCTACTGTTGGGCCGTGGAAGTGGGTCGCAGAAGACGTTTCAGTGTTGGCGCTCTATGGCCCGCGTGACTCAGAAGATCATGTTTTGTGGAGTCAGATTTGCGAGGCATGCCAGAAGCACCAGAATAGATGCACGGCACCAAGCGATGCCGACGCTTCATTCATCGCCCACGCCCGCCGAGACATTCCCGACCTGCTCGACCACATCGACACGCTGAAAGCGGAAATGGCAACCACGAAAGGCTCGCTTGAAATGGCGCTCAAGGGATCGGTGGACGCAATCGAGGTCATGGCATCCGAGAACGCCATCCTACGCGCCAAGAATACCCACCTAGAGCAACTTGGGCAGCAGTTGGCGGATGCGTTGACGTTGGCCCGCGATCCTTATTTGGCTGGCACCGAAACCCTCGCAGAGAGGGTTAATCGCACAATCGCCACCGGAAGCAATGCTCTTGAGGCGTGGAGAATGAGAAACCACAAGGAGGGCAAATGACCAAGGAGCAGATGCGCCAAGCGATTGCCGAGGCGTTGGGTTTTAAGCTCATTACGTGTTCGTGCGGTATCGTGGGCGGCATAGCAGATGGAAAGCATCACCATGAGCTTCCGAATTGGCCTGAAGATTTGAATGCCTGTCATGAAATGGAGAAGGCGCTAACAAAAAGAGAGTGGTGGGTGTATAGAAGTGAATTGGATACTATGTCTTGGGGAATAGCAACCAGACATTATGCATGGCAGGGGGATTCTATTCACGCTTCTGCCGAACAACGCTGCATCGCTTTTCTAAAAACGAAGGGCTTATGGAAGGAGGACGCGCAATGAACCAGCAAGAGCTTAGAGAATTGGATGCTTGGATTGCGGAGCATGTCTTTGGTTGGTGGCGACCAATTCCAACGAAGGATATTTGGAAAACTCCCGCGAACGATGTGGTCATGGGCGCTCCGCATTACACCACTGACCCCACTCCGGCGATGCAGGTCTTGGAGAAGTGCGCGGAGAAATGCACTGAGAAGTGGGATCAATACCGCCCGGAAGCGCAACTGTGCATTTTCTCGCCACGTCCAGAGTGGGAGAACGAATGGGTGGTTCAGTCTGACCCTGAATCCACGATTGCAGCGCAGGCCCAAACGCTCCCATTGGCTGTCGCCAAGTTCGCCAAACTACTCTTTTCCCAGAAGGAGGACGCGCAGCCATGAAGGGGCAGGAGCTAAAGCTAATGACTGTTGCGCAGGTTGCCAGGAAGCTTGGGATCAAGGAGCGTTATCTTCGGGCGGTGCGTGTGGCGATGGGGAAGGCTGGCGCTCGGTATCTGGACCCGGTAGCGGTTCGAGATTGGGTCTTGGCGCACCCGGAATTTCGAGTGCATCAGGTTCGTGGGCATGTATGGACGCCACCGCAGAGCGCAGGTCATCAACCCGGTGACGCTGGTAGAGACGATTCACCAGAACGCCACAGTGATTTACTAGCCGCAGAACAACGTTTTCGGGAATCCCTGCACGAATGCAGCGCGAGATAAAAGAGACACGGGTACTATGGAAGCAATAATTCATTCCAAGCTTTCGGAAGAAGTGAATCCACCGGGCGCTGACGCAGTGCATGGTGCAGTCCGGGTCGAATGCATACTTGCGGAGCGGTTCACGCTTCAATTCTGTGAACAGCGGGATAAGCGGCGGGGGCAATGGCACGGTAAACGGCTTGCGCCCCTTCGGTTCTGGGAAGTGGATCAGTTTGCGGTGCAGGTCCACGTTGCGCAGGAGCAGGCGGGTATCGCTCAGTCTACAGCCGGTGTGCCAAGCGATGCGAAACATAATGCTCATCCATTCGGGCTGCTGTTTCAGCGCCTCCATAATCACCGGAAGGTGGTCAGGCTCTATCTCTGGTTTCTCCTTGGGGTCTTCCCATGGGATGCGAATGCCGTCAATCGGGTTGCGGTTGGCGAAGCCCATTGCGATAGCGTGGCGCATAAGCATGCGCAGAAACTTCACTTCTTCCAGGGCAGTGTTGCGACTGGCGCGACGAATGCCACCCTCGCGCTTGGCTGGGCTGGTGCGCCAGAGGACGTAAAGCCATGCGGCTTCCCCGGTGAGTTCGCGTGGGTAAAGAATCTTGCGGGGCGTCAGGAACGCGGCGAGCGCCTTCCAGCGGTTGGTGTAGGCTTTGAAATTGGCGGGGTGCTTGCCGTAGCGAACCTGAATCAGTTCCGGCACCCACACGGAGAATCGGTCGCGGTCGCGGCTCAGGGCAGCTTCATCAGCGTTGGCCTGCCTGAGCAGGTCGTTGGCCTCGCGGGTTTGAGCGGGATCGTCCCAGCGCAAGCGCGTGGACTTGGCGGGCTTCCCGGTGGATGCTCGGTAGCCGATGTACCAGAACGGGGACTTTGGGCGCTGAAACAACCACGCCATGGAGTTACAGTTGGTTACAGTTGGGGCCGGTTTTCATGTGCTGGACATAGCGTTTTCCAAGGCAAATGTGCAACCATAAACCGCCGTGTGCCGCTTGTGGATTCCACACGGAAATCCAAAGAATCTCCTAAACCATTGTCAGTAGGCCGCTTACGCAATCAGTGTACAGTGGCAGTTCAAGTTAACACCCCCAACCGGAGAGCCGCAGCATGAGAAACGCTACCTACGAATATAAATGCCGCAGATGCGGAAATATTGACCGTGGCACCCAAGGGATGCCTGACAAGGCGCTGGAAATTGTGATGGAGGTTTCATTGGGCCGGGCAGTGTGCAAATACGGAATCCCGGTTAGCCCGACAACGATTCACCACTGCGTGGATGGCTACGGCATCGCTGATTTCATCGGCGCTCGATTGGAGGAATCATGACCCCACCCCCCAATCAATCGTCGCTGAAGCCGTTTAGGCATGAGCCTAGCCCGGACATTACGTTTGAGTTGCTAAATGCGATCCACAAACGGGTTCACCAGCACCTTGTTGCTGCCAAAATGGATGGAGCCTATGGCAACTACGAATGCGCCAAGCAATCACTCCGGCAGGCGATAGAAGCCCTTCAGCGAGCGGAGCAGAGTTTATGAAATACGAAAAGAAACAATCTAGCGAGCGATTCAAGCGTATAGAAATCAAGGTCAAGCCATTGCAGGACATTACGCCAGTCCTCAATCGCAGAATTAAGCGCACGGAAAGACTGGTGCAGGTGCGGTGCCTGACCGCTGCCGTCAATCATTGGTATTACGAGGCTATTATCGACACCAAACCCGTATGACCCTCTTATTCTCATGGTTCTACGTTGGCCTGCTGGTGGTTGGGGTTACGGCGCTGGCAGTTGGATTTGCGAGCGCAATTTGTATCGCGGTATCGTTTGCAGGCAAGGGTGGTGCGAAAGCTTTTGGCGGTGGTGCTGGGAATCGCACTGGTGACGATCCCGCCGTGTCAGGCTTTGGCCTGCGTAACACCAGCAGACAGGAATGTCTGGCAGAGGGGAACGAGGTACCACCGCCATTAACTTCCCGCGAGTGGCGCGAGAAGAAGGAGGAAATTTACGCCGCTATCGCAAAGCGGAAACAACAGGAAAGAGCGGAAAGGTTAAGGAACACAACTCTATGAAATTCATTATTACCATGAAAGACCCTGACGGGTTTTCCGACTCAATAGATCGAGCAGTAAACGACTCAACTCCAACTGAAGGCTTGAGCGACGATGAGCTTGACCTACTGCGCGGCCAGCGGGCCGATGCGATAGAGGAAATGCTGTCGGACTGGTTCCGCTACAGCGAAACCGTGGACATTGAAATAGACTTGGAAGCCAATACGGCAACCGTTCTGAAAGCGAGATAAGCGCAAGGCAGCGCAGAAGTAACGAGAGAGGATTTATGGATAAGGCGGAGTTCATTAAGGCGCATCGGGCGGCAAATGGGTCAAGCATTGTTGAGGCTGAGTACGCATTTTACCGCGCCTATCCAGTGGAACATATCAAGCAAGACCCGTTTCTGTGCTGGCTTTGGATGCGGTGCGAAGAATTGGACCGGCGAATTAAACAACTAGAACAAGAAAGGAACAAGTAATGCCAATAGCAACAGAGTCCCGCAGTGACTACAAACCGGTAAGCGCAGGGACGCAATTCGGAAGATGTTTCGGGGTGGTATCCCTTGGCACTCAGCCATCGGACAACCCCAAATTCAAGCCAGCAAAGAAGGTTCTAATTCTTTTCGAGCTTCCGAATGAAACCTACGAACTGGACGGCAAGCAGGTGCCAAGCACGATGGTGAAGGAGTATACGCTGTCGATCAACAAGAAGGCGAACCTGCGCAAAGACCTGGATTCGTGGCGCGGCAAGCCATTTACCGAGCAGGAAGCGGCGGGCTTCCCGGTGGAAAACGTCATCAATGCGCCGTGCATGCTGTCCATCGCCCATTACAAGAAGCGGGACGACAGCACCGGGGCTAAGATTGTCGCCATTGCTGGCGTGCCCAAGGGAATGACGGTTCCTGAATTGAGCCGCAAGCCGGTCCACTACGAAATCGAAATGGGAGAGAACGAAGTCTTTAAGTCGCTCCCGGAGTGGTTGCAGGAAAAGATTGGGAAATGCTTGGAATGGTCGCCGCAGTCGGCCACCGCCACCGAGCCGGATGAGCACCACGAAGAAGAACCCGGCGACGATTCCGTGCCCTTCTGAGCATGGATGACTATAAGCCATTCGAGCACGCGTACGCGGGCAATGATCTTATGGCCCTGCAACGCGCCCAAACGCGCTGCATGCTGGCCGCGAGCAATCCCAACCTGTCATGGTTTGAACGCGAGCGAGCGATGGAACTTCTCAGAGCAGGGAGCTTGGTCGAATACGAGCATATCAGAGCAGCGTGGTCTGAGGTGGCCGCGCTGCTCCCTCCAAACAACCAACCCAATGGCGCAACGAAAGGAATGTGAATGAAACCTGAAGTAAAACAACTGTGGTGTGAGGCTCTTAGGAGCGGAAAGTATAAGCAGGGGATTGGGCGACTGAATAGAAACAATGAGATGTGTTGCCTTGGTGTGCTGTGCGATATCCACAGACGGGCCATTGGAGGACGCTGGGTTCCCGATCCAGACCCAGATGAGGGCCGTATCTGCTTTGGGTATCTAGGCCAAGACGACGCGCCCAACGCAGTTACATATGCAGACCTGCCGGTATCGGTGATGGAGTGGGCTGGGCTAAAACAATCTGCTCCCCGCCTAGGGGAAGGGATTGATGCGTGCTATGCAAATGATGTGAAGCGTTTAGGCTTCCACGAAATCGCAGACCTAATCGAGAAGCACCTGTAATGTATTACCTCCATCCCCGCCCAAGCGACACGCGCTGCCCTGGTTGTGGCGAATCAATCCCATTCGGGATGGCTTGCGGCACCTGCTCTACGCTGGTTTGCCCCGATAGAGCTTGTGGTTGGGTAGGGACTGGGGAGCAGACGGAATTTTGGCAAACGTGCCCAGCTTGTGGGGCGGAATGTTTGGTGGAGAAATGAAGGTTCATTATTCATCTAAGACGTGCGAGTGGGCAACGCCGGAAAAGCTGTTCTCTGTTCTGGACGCTGAGTTCCAGTTCACTCTGGACCCGTGCTGCACATCAGAGAATGCTAAGTGCCCAAAATACTTCACCGCGACTGAGGACGGCTTACGGCAGGACTGGGCGGGCCATGTCGTGTTTATGAACCCACCCTACGGGCGGCAGATTGGAAACTGGGTCCAGAAGGCCCACGAATCAGCACAGGCTGGCGCTACGGTCGTTTGCTTGGTGCCCTCGCGCACTGATACCAAATGGTGGCACGATTACGTCCTGCCGCATGAGGTGAGGTTCCTGAAGGGCAGACTCAAATTTGGTGGCTCAAGGCATAATGCGCCATTTCCGTCTGCCGTAGTTGTAATGCGACCCAAGCCATGACCCCGACCGACCTGGAAGCAATGCTGGCGAAGAACCCTGCGCTTGCAGCGCGGAACAAGCATTTGGCGCAATTAGATTATGGAGAAAGAGACGTTAAAACTGGTGCTGCCGGGGTTTCTCCCGCCGAGCCTAAACGAGATGAGCGGGCGGCATTGGATCATAAGCCTGCACGAAAAGCAAAGGACGGCCCACGCTTTGAAATCGTGTTTAGAATCTATGCCGTTAGACCAACCGATTGGGATAACTGGTACGTCAAGCTGCTTCAGGACATGCTTGTCCGCGCTGGCATCTTACATGACGACCATTGGCGCATTCTCGAAGGGCGGGTCATCTCGGAAAAGGCCAAGTCGCAGCAAGAGGAAAGGACGGAAATCGAAATAAGGATGCTATGAGCCAAGAGCAAATCAGACAATGCGCGGAAGATGCAGCGGCTGAAATCGCAGAGGAAATCGGCTTGGACTACGACCTTGACGGTGAGGCGGTCGCTGGCTGGCGCGAATTCATTCAGGCAAAAATAGAAATGGCGTTTTCCAAATGAAAGGCGAGCCGGAACAAATCATCATCGAGGTAACTGAGGTATGAGCTATGGGAATGTTTGACGACATTAAGTGCAAATACCCGCTGCCAGTGGCTGGGGCGAACGACTTGGATTTTCAAACCAAGGATACGCCTGCTCAGTGGATGGACAAATATGAGATTAGGGAGGACGGCACGCTTTGGCATCAGGCTTACGATGTGGAGGATCGTAGCGATAAAAGCGCAGCACCGGGTAGCCTTGAACGCATTGTTGGCATCTGCACAAGCGTAAATCACCGTTGGGAGCCTTGTGGCCTCACCGGAGGGATTCGGTTCTACACGCAAACGGCAGGCGTTAACCCGGTCTGCAATCCGACGTACGGCCCCAGAGACGTAACACCTCTTGGCTGGATTGAGTTCTCGTCCTACTTCGTGAAAGGCCAGCTAAAGGAACTGCATCTACTGGAACACAGGGAAGCCGGAACAGACAGAACACCCCAAACGGAGCAGCGCGAATGACGGTGCTGATACCTATGTCCATAAAATTCAACGATTGCCTGCGAATGATAGTAAACGGCCACTTCGATCAGGTGATGCGTTTAATGGACGAGATTGACACGATGCAGGATGTGCCGCCACTGGACCGGCATGTGCGCAAGCAATCGTTGTTCTGGGAAGCGATGCGGGAACTGCAATGCCTTGGGTTTAAGACTGCTGAGAATCACCACTGCCAGAATTGCAAGGATGGGCTGAGAGCGCCAATCACGCCGGAGCCGGGCAGGGTGACGACTCCCAAGGTCAATGGCTCACCAGAATGGCTGAAGCGAGCAGCGGTCAAGGGCGGAATACCGAAGATTTTGCACACCGTAGCAGAACCCAACATGGAGAAGAAATGAAAACCATAAAGCGACTGGTATTGGAGAAGGATATTAAGCGGGCCGAGCGCCTAGCGTTCACTCGGGGCTACATCTGCGCCGTAGGGACGATGCTGAGTTGCCCGCACACCGAGGTTGCCGCCGAAGAAGCTCTCCGGGCTTTTGGGCGGGTAAGGCGGAGAGACATAGACGACTTCGACATAAAAGCAATAGAAGGGGCCGGGCTTGGGAGGTTTCTCACATGACCCACAACAAAGACAAAGAATTCGCGGAATGGCTGGAAGCGCAGCCGGATGACAGGGTGTTTAAAACTCAACGGTGTGGCTGCGTGCTCCATGCCTTCGGCAAAGAGGCGCTAGGGATGAAGCACCCGGAGCCGGGCTATGAGTATGTTTGGGAACGCCAGTATGTGGCAGAAGTGCGTTCGGCATCCAAAGCTCTAGAGGACATGATGAGTCGCTATGGGATGATCAATTCCATCACCGCCGCGCAGTTCAAGGCGCTTTACAGGAGGTATAGGAAGTGACGCCCTACTACCAGGACGACAGTTGCACCATCTATCACGGGGATTGCCGGGAGATTCTGCCTACGATTGAGCCGGTGGACCTTGTGCTGACTGATCCACCGTACGGGGTAGGGATTGATTACGGCGAATATAAGGATGACCGCGCCACCTATTGGGATTGGTTCTTGCCATGCCTGAGCACGATCACAGCACACACTAAGGCCGTCGTGTTTACGCATCGCGTCTCAGCTCTGCACCACATCAAGGGATGGGACTGGATTTGTGTTTGGAACAAACCTGGTGCGTTTGGCTCAAGGCTCGGAAATTCCTGCGTCCTTCCGCATTGGGAGCCAATCTTTTGCTTCGGGCTGCACACGATGGGGGTTGATTCGGTTTACACCAACGATGTATTCACGTTCAATCCGCAGCCCGCCATGGCCGGGATACGCGGCATTGGCAGGGAAAAATGGGACGGCAACACATTCACAGACCATCCATGCCCTAAGCCGGTCCAACTTTACCACCGCCTCATAGAGACGTTCGGGCAGAAGGCCGAAACGATTCTCGACCCATTCATGGGCAGCGGCACGACGCTCCGGGCGGCCAAGGATTTAGGGCGCAAAGCGATAGGAATTGAACTGGAAGAACGCTATTGCGAGATAGCCGCCAAACGACTCGCGCAAGAAGTTTTACCGCTAACCGCCTGACTTATGCCACTTCCAAAGCTTATTGAGTTATTCAACGTTATGAACAACTGTGGAAAACCATCACAAAACCCCTGTGTTTATTGGCGTTTACGCAGGGTTAGGGGTGTGAATAAGTGGGGGAGGGATGACCTAATAAGATTATTCGACGTAAATTTGACAGGACTATGGAAAGTTGTAGGATGCGAGTGAGTTCTTACTCTGGCAGTAGCAAGCCGGTAAAATGAGTGCGATAAGCTTTAGTTCAGACTCGGTGGACCGTAAAACGGTCGCCCGAACCGCTTCCCGCACTCAGGGTATTGCTAACGCCGAGTCTGAGCTTCTTTCTTGGCGTCCAGTCGTGGGTCACGAGCGCATGTACGAGGTTTCAGATACTGGCCTCGTGCGCAGGATCGGCGGTCAGCCGCTCCTGGCGCAAGCAACATACGACGGCTATCTCGCTGTGGGCCTTTATGACGAAAGTCGAAAGCTAGCCAACAAGAGACGGTACAGGGTTCACCGGATTGTTTTAGAGGCCTTTGTTGGCCCTGCACCCGCAGGAATGGTTGCCGGGCACATCAACAACATTAGGCACGACAATCGACTTGAGAACCTTAGGTGGATGACGCAGAAAGAAAATATCTCCTATCGCACTGACTACAGAATGCGGGGGAGCGGTCATCCACACGCCAAGCTAACTGAGGCGCTTGTTGCTTTAATTCGGGAGCGGTGCGCTGCCGGAGAGCAAAAAGCAAGTCTCGCAAGGGAATTCGGTGTGTCAAGGCTCGCTATCCGGTTTGCTGTTGAAAGGCGAACATGGAAACACGTGTCGTAAAGGCACGCCCGATCTGGTCCGGTTGGTAACATTCCAACCCCGCATAGGCGGATGTATAAAACGGCCAGTACAAACGCGCCGGGATGGATAATACAGGCCCGGTAAGCGATTGGTTGAGTGCTGCCCTTGGTAGCGATCAACATGCCTCAGAAACAGGGCCTAAAGCCCCGTCGACAACTGGGGTGTGTCGCGGTGACCCGAGGGCGGCATTCAGCCAATCGCAAAGAATAGCTGCCCCAGTGCCTCTAATTGGCCAGCGGGTAAGCGATCTACGCTCTGCGGGTGGGTTAAGCCCTGTCAGGCCCCTGAATGGATAGGCGTGCCAAGAGAGAGCGTCAAAATGCGAAACGACCGACCGACCGGCGATACCGGAAGGAAGCCAGTGAGCAAGGATGCCCTGCTTAAGGGTATCTCTGCTCACTCACTCCCTCCCAACGATGTTCGCCGGAAGAAGAAAAAGAAAATGCGGAACAAACAAAAACAGCAACTGAAGCGGGAAAACTGGTACTGGTGCTTCCACTGCGGCACCGTCGCCTACCAATTTGATTGTCGGCATGTGTCACTCATGGAGTGTTCCGGCATGTCCTGCTCAACCAAGCAGTGCGACCGATGCAGAAAGCTTTCCAAGCTGGTGGAGCGGGCTAAACGGTCTGGTTTCCACCCACCGATTGAGGAATTAAAGAGATTGGCTTACGGACTATGAAATGTCGTTATTGCGATCAATCCATTGATGCGGACCCAGTAAAAACGGTGGCGTATTGGGGGGCAACCCCGGATTGGTGCCACCGGCAATGTAAGGAATCCGGCGTTAAGCGTGAGGCTTACGAATGCCAGTTGATCGATGCCGACTGTAACGATTGCAGGCATTACAAGCGTGGCCGTTTAGCACCGGAGCGGGTTTCCGTGATTAAGACTCGGGACGGGAGATTTGAGGAAGTGAGATTCCAGCCGAACCTTTTCATAGGCGGGCACTGCCTGAAGCTTGATAAGCCCACGGACGCATGCCCAAACAAATGGACCGGGCATGAATGCTTTGAGCATAGGAGGGCGCAGTGAAGTTGAAAGAATACGCATGGATTCAGCAGCACGGGGTTGATTCGGGGGATGACGTATGAGAACTGAACGCTTAACCGCCAATGAACTAGAGGCGAAAAGAGACGCCTTAGCTGCGGAGCTTGAAGACCTCCTTCGGGAAGCGAAAGGGCTTTCTAAGGTTCACCGCGAGTTCCATGATCGCCGGGCCATAGAATCAACCACTATCGAAGTCCCCCAGCACGTCAAGGATGGCATTCGGCGCGGACTGAAATATGGGAAGGATGCGGCAGACCCGAATTGCGCCCTGAAACATGAATGGTGGGACGGCTGCACGTGCGGCGTTATCGTCGGAATGATTATTGGCGCTGGCGGGGTGCTCGCAATGATCGTGGTGACTCGGTGGCTTACGAAATTATAAGCAATATGACTAACACACCTACTGGGGATCATCCTGTGTGCCTCATGTGCGGCTGTAGTCCGTGCCAATGCTGTGGCAGGCCGCTACGGTTTGGTTCTGGAATGGTGCCGCATAGGTGCCCTGTTTGCGATGGGCGCGGCAATGTGCCCAAGGGCTTTTACATCGGCACGGGCACCAGCACTAATGCTGAACCGGATACGTGTAGGACATGCAGCGGCGCAGGAGTCCTATGGCGATAATCAACCGAAAGGATTCATGTTCAAAGAAATCCCAAACGAAACAATAGCCCATGCGGCGATTCAGCACCCGTCTGGGCGCGTGTTCACCGGTAAGCGCCATTGCTACATTATTCGGGACATGGTTGCCGAGCTTGGCGAGCGTCCGGCCCGTGGCATTCAGGGCTTTACAACGAACACTGGGCGCTTTGTGGACCGCGAGGAAGCTGGGCGCATTGCCATAGCCGCTGGACAGATTAAGGAACTGAGGTACAGCCGTACCGACCTGTTCAGCGAGGAACTCTGGTGATGCTAGACGGCAAAACACAACCTTCTCTGTCCTGCGTTGATAAGCTGCGCGGGTTCCACGTGATCTACTGCGAGGAAGCCGAGAACCCTCTGAGCCTTACCAATTTCAGGATGGACCAATGGGCGAGGTGGGAAACCAACGGCTGGACAGCAGACGATCTGCGCTGCGTGATCCGCTACATTAAGCGCCGGTTCTACGACAAGAACCGTCCCCATATCTGCCGGGGCATGCTGCATTTCAAGCGCCTCATAGAGCCTGAGTGGCGTGAGACGGGGCCGGATTATTCCTACTTCGAGCAGTACCTTTGCGATGCCAGGGCAGATCAGAGGAATTACAGGCCACCACCTTCAGCCAAACAAACCGTTCTCGCGCAGGCCAATAGACCGGAGCAGAATGG